AGATTTGGCATTGCACGACGTACGAGTGCAATCAATACTGGGTTCCAGTTTGCAGCTGATCCGGTTGCGTTTGAAGGGGCTGCTTCAACTAGCATACCTTCTTCGCGAAGAGCTTGCTCTTGGTTTTCTAGAATAGCAGCAGTAACTGCTCTNCTGTGGTTGTCTTTGATAGAGCCCGCAGATTCTTCATTTAGTACTGGGGCCCATTTTTCAACGAGCTTGTCGTATGAAATAACATTTTGCATCGATGTCTCCTATTTGTTTTTCGATGTTGATTTTAGGGCGGTTAAATACTGAGCCATTGATCCAGAAGTTTCAATTGTTTCTTGGTCATCTTCTGATTCAAAGTCCGCAGACTCAGTTACATTATTAGCTTTCTTTGTAAAGTAAGATTCTTTAACAGTAGTTACTTTTGAAGCAAAAGTCTCTTCATTATCGAAATCTATATCAGCTACTAATGATTTAAGTTTTTCGACTTGAGTATCGGCTAAACCACGTGAAGCTTCTTGTATAACTGATTCACGTTGGTATGTTTCCAATTTCTCTGCCATTTCAATAGCATTTGCTGTTGTGTTGTTAAGCTTTTCTTCAAGCTCTTCAACCTGATCAGCAAGATCGTCTACTAGGTCAACTTTTGATTCTGGTACTTCGATGTAAGACTCTGTGAATAGATCTTTTAGATTATTCATAAATGTCTCAGCAATCTCTGTACGTAAACCAGATTGAACGGCAAGTTTATTTTCTTCCATCCATCCTTCGACGACATAGTTTAGATAGCTATCTACTTTCTCTACAAGTTCCTCTTGGCTAGATTTAATCTCTGCCTCAAGTTCTTCATTGTATTTTTCTTCAAGACGGTCTATTTCTTCGGCTAGCTTAGACTTAATTGCTGCTTCAAAAATTACTGAAGTCTTTTCTTTGAACTCTTCTGACAATGTAGCTTCATCAGCCATGATTGCATTTAAGTCTTCTGAAAAATCTACTTCGTAGTTGATATCAGCAGTTTCTACAACTGCATCATCTTCTTCATCGACACCCTCTGCCATCATTTTTCCAAGAAGATTTGACATCTCAGCACGAGACATTTTGTTCATCTTTTCAAATGCAGCATTAATCATACCAGCTTTTGTACCTGGCATTTTTGGCATCGGATCTTGTTTTGATTGATCGCCTTTACGTTTTGGTGCTGAACCAGTTGCTTCACCTGCTTTATCAACAGATGCTACAGACTGTGCCTCAGCATTTTTAGGATCGTGACCTTGTGCTTCCATGATTTCATTCTCGTCATCATGGAGTTCAACGTCATGATCTGTTTGATTTTCATCAGTCATCATTGACTCCTATTAAAATTTAGATTTGAGTAACGAGAGGAAATTCTTGAACTCACGAACCTGTGTCTCATAGAGATCAGAGCGTGGAGCATTTTTGATTTCAGTCTCCATTTTTTCAATAGTCTGTGCCTCAATAATACCGTTATTCCAAACCCATTCAACACCTTCCATAACCCCATTAACAAAAGCGCTAGGTGCAGATGGATCTTGTACGATGTCCACCGCATTAAGAATAAAGTCGTCTTTGACGACCATTGCGTTACTATTTCTAACCAGACTCCCCATACCACGAGTCGAAACACCCAGTTTGACACCACCGTCGAGTAAGCCTTTTACAACTTGTCCCATAGGAGTTTCCAAAATGGTTGCTTTACCCACAACATCGTTTCCCTGCCAATTGAGGGATTCGATCTTGTGAGAAACTTTGTCGAGATTAACAGTAGGTCCTTCAGGATGATTTAATTCACCAACCGCACGTCCTGGCACAACTTGTGTTGTGTTGTAAGACTCGACCGCCTTACCCAGTACTTCTTTCGGATATATCCTACCATTTCGATTCTTTTGTTCAGCAGACATAAAAACACCTTCGATAGCATAGGCCTTTTTATCACCCTTTTGTTCTGTAAGAACCTCTAATTCGTTGTCTGTATATTCTGCTATTAATTTCATATTATCCTCTTGGAAAAGATTCCATTACTTAATATTTTTATACTGTTTTAAAAATTCCAATCCAGCTTTCTCTGCTTCCTTGGCATTTTTATATAAATCAAGTCTGTCACCATCTACATACGTAACAAATCCATTACGTTCTTTATAAACTTGTATTTGGATCCTACCCTGTTTTTTATTGACCACTAATTGGCCTTGGGGTTTTCTTCCAGTTAATTCTCTTAAATTATTAAATGTTTTCATTTTTCTATTTATTTATAATTTTATAGTTTTCTAGTCCAATAATGTGGCAGGCTGTTCATGAACCTTTGTACTTTCAGAATCTGCAGTTAAAGAAGAAACTAAATTATTATACTTAGTTTTTTCTTGGGATGTAACACTTTCATTATCACATAATTTTCTTACTACTTCTCTAAATTCATCTACATTAGTAAAATGATTAGTTACATCAGAATCAGTAACTGTGTAAGTTTTATATAAATGTGTTTGTTTCCAAGTATCTAAAATCATGGGTTAAACATCCTATTATGAAAATCTCCAACTATCGTATCATAATCTGATGTAGCACTAAAACTTTTAACAAAAGCCATACCTTTGATATGCCATCCCATAGCGTTTCTAGGATACCCGATGGTTAATCCTGAAGGAGAACCTCCTGAAGCTACTTGAACACCTTGACCAGTTTTATAAGCACCAGAATAACCAGAACTAGTAGATCCTTTTGTTACTTCGGAACCAAGTGTAGTTCCTCCACCTATATTTGCTTGAAATATTCTTAATCCTGATGATGTGGTATCGTCTACTGTTGCACTATTAGTACCTCCACCAAAGACATAAACACACCATTTGTTTTCAGTACCAGAAGTCATTGTCGTACTACCCCGAAAAGTACCTGTTCCATATATGTAACCCACGTTAGCACTAGTAACAATTGAAATATAATCTCCGTTATCATTTGCATGTAAACCATAAGTAGCGCCAGCCTTACCATTTACTCTCATCCCAACTAAAACTATATCAGACGTACCATTAAAACTAAAATCCCATCTAATAGTTTTATCAGTATTAGCACTAGCGTTAGTATCTAAAGCATTTGTATCTCCAGTTATACCATCAACTGCTGAATTAGTCACACCAGAACCATAAGTTTTGGTAATCAACCCACTCGCCTGCAGCTCAGTATTATTATAATCATAAAAATAGGTATAATCAGTTAATGCTAATGTTGTTGAGGCAAATCCAGGATATTCATTTGCCTTTCCATACAAAAAGGTATCTTTTACACCATAGTACCCCTGCGCACTTTTACTATCTGCAGTTGCTGCAGGTTGGTTCAATACCCCTTTTTTACCAGCGTTATACGGCATTAACTAATTTCCTCAAATGATCCAATTACATCGATTAAACCACTATCTCCAGTTCCAGCTGTACATCGGATTGTATCACCTTCTTCAAGATATAAAACTAGATTTTTTTCAATCGGTGTAAACGCAGATCCGGATGCAATTGTAATATCATTAATTATTTTATATGCTACCGAACTTCTAAACAAATCAACAGTGAGTGTTACATCGGAATCTGATGTAGCAGTATTCGATGCAATAATTGAATTGACTTTAAAAACTTTACCACTACTACCTGCATTTGCAATGAGGTTAGTAGCTGTCGTAGTTAAAGATTTTATTACATTGGTTTTACCTGTGATGGTAGCTACATTAACTATGTTTGGGGCTGCCATTTTTTATTCCTTTATATATCGATTTTAAGTTTCGTCTTCTTCGGTCTCTTCAAGCTCATCGTCTGTTTCATCGTCAATTCCTGCATCTTCCTCGTCAGAATCTTGATCTTCGGAAGACTCTCCAGATATTTCCTCGTCGTCTCCGTCCAAGTCAAGGTTGAGTTGCTCTCCATCTTCTTCTGGTTCATTTTCGACTCCGTTATAGATCTGATCTGATAACCTTATTTTCTCTTGATCCAAAATATCATTTAATTTAATAGTCATAACATCGCCGAATGATTTAGATGCCTGAGCATAATTTTGATCAATCGAATATTGTATTAAATCCTGTATCGGATTTGTTTCTTGTGTTTCACTCATTATTTATATCTCCTTGAGTTATCCTAGTATTGCTGCTGTTGGTACATTAAATTGTAAATATCCCGCTTTAGGAAATGCAGTTGTTCCTCTTTGCATTCTCATATTAGAGAGATAACCCTTAAATGTCTGACCATCACCTCTATCACCAATTGTTATATGTTGCATATCAAATGAAGCTGAACCAGTTCTCGATTCACTATAGATCAGAGAACCGTCAACAAACGCTGCAGCGTGCATAGAGCTTCCACTATATTCTTCTACATAATAATAGTGAATCCATGTTCTAACTGGAAATAGTTTAGCAGCTTTTGCTGCACTGATATCTTCATTATTGGAATTACCTAGTCTGTTTATTCTATGGATTCCATCGGTTCTTTGTAGAATTCTTAATACTGACCCATTATCAGCTTGATTATAAGTGCTAAAAGTCGTGGTTGCATTATCAGTGATCGCGTCTTCATCTATCCACATCCAAAATTCTAAAGAAAAGTTATCAGCTGCACCATTAGCGGGATTCCCCATTGTAT